TATTCTATTCATAATGATTCCTCAAATAAATTTGCATTTAATTTTTGCTCGTTGGCATCTGATTGTTAAAGATCGCTACTGTCACTGTTCTAGCTACCCTTATATTATACCACGACACCCCTAAGTTATTGATTTACAAAAGGATTTAGGAACATTCTAATTTGGAAAAATGGGTAAAAACGATACAAAAACCATGCTTTTTTGCTTGTTTTTAAGAGCAAAGGATATGCAAGTGTTTGATTTTTAAAAGGAATTTTGTTGTTGCGCAACCACAGATGGGTTTGGAAAGGCAATCTCTAGGAAAAACATTGTAGGATAAAATATGAAAAATTAACCTAAAGATTGCCAACCATTTATCTAACCATATAAATATTAGATTGGAGGATAACCATTATGAAATGATTAACTAGAAATATAGGTTAGTTGATTGCATATTGCAAGAGAAATACCACTAGATGTTGTATCTCATAAAAGAACCAACCACTATATGTTGTGTTTACGGCTAAAAAACTATCTCAATATAAATATTTTATTAAACCAGTTAATAAGGACAATCAAACGAAAGCCAACAAATATAATATACCAGTAAATATTTATTGTTTACCCAACAGGGTGTTGCGCTCACCTGTAGTATTTGCACCACCATAAAGACACAGGCAAAAAAAAGCACACCCCACCTGATCTTTACGACCAAACAGGATGTGCTATTTATTATTTTCCGCTACAGTTCTTCTTCCCACCTCTTGATTTGATTGAGTAATCCAACCGCACACTCATGCCTACCAACAATAATATCGTCAGAACCATCGGTGCATTTGTTAATGATTGCACCACTATCAGTTGCCTCATCTTGCAACCAATCTCTTATACGTTCAATTAGTCGTTCTTGAGTCCGTAAGTAAGCAATAGCGGTATCAACCTTTTCAGTTCTCATCAGACACCTCCAACAAGACTTGCTTGCCCTTACGTTTCATTTTGACAGTATCCCCAACCTCAGCTTGAGCCTTGATTCCCTTAATAGAGATTCTTCTATCGCCTCTCGCATTGTTGGTTCGATACAGGTTTATTTTGGTTTCAGTGCCATCAATAAATTTAGCTTCAATGGTATGCCTTTGACCGCATTCCATGTCAGCAAAATCTACACCGCATGACAAGGCGAAATCTCTGACACTGGTATTGGCATCAATGATCGCTTTGTTAAGCATTGTAGAAGTAAGCTTAATGACTCCTTCTTTGTTTTTACTCATAATGTTCCTCCATTTAAGTAAATTATTTAATTAACTGATTTCGAGCATTTTTGCTCTCGTCAGAGGAAAACACACATTTTCCTTATCAGTTGGCTTCAGCATTTAAGCTTAGAAGCAATTCTAAGAGTAGGGTAAGGGCATAACATACCCCAAAATACCCTACCCTTAGAAAGCAAGCTATGAATACAAGCTTGAGGTGTCAACATAAATAACCTCTCCAAAAGGAAGACTTTCAGAGTATCGGCTTTTATCAGTGACACACCATATTACAGGAACATCAGGCTCGACATCAGCTTTGACTCTACCCCACCCATCGGTGAAATAAATGAATGCTTTTACATTCTCTAGGTCATCGGTGTAATCATTGTAGAGATTGAAAGGAGGAGTAAAGTCAGTTCCACCTCCACCTCTTGCTATGAGTTTCACTTCATCACCTTGATCCAAGTCAAAGACATCCCACCATTCACCATGTCTATTCTTGCGAACAGTGGTGTCACAATAGCAGACCCGAACCCTCTCAAGCCCACAATCCTCAGCCATAGCTTGCACCTCAGTTGCATAGATGTTGAGTTCAGATTGAGAAACCGATCCCGAAGTATCCACAGCCATAACCAGTTCACCACCATAAGGTGATCTAGCTTTGCTCGGTAGACAGACTCCCCTCCATGAGTGCCTTTTGTTCAACCTTGACCATGTATTCACATTGGCAACAGTTGACTCTAAAAGGTCGCAGAGTTCATCCCTCCAGTTGATCTTGGCATCCTTCAGTTCTTTAATGCTGTTACTGAAAGAATAAGACCCAGTCGTTCCCATAGCCTTCTGAAGTTTATCGGACATTGATACCGCCCTCTGAATTTCAGTTCTGAGTTCTGAGAGTTCGGTTGCAGTCAGTGGTTTCCCTGATTCTGATTTTGCATCCCATACCTCTCCTACAGTGTTGGGAATAGAATCTAAATCAATGTCTCCTACCTTCTGACCTCCCTTACCCTCAGTCGGATTTCCTGAGCCTTCGCCTTCACCTTGACCCTCTCCCATCTGATCTAAGGCATCTTGCAATGCCTCCTCATCATTGATTAAGTCTCGGTATATTTGCTCGGCAGTAAGCTTATGGTATTTCCTGTTCATCAAACCACCTTCAGGCAGTTCCATTCTCAGGTCATAAACCAAGTAGGTATTGATGGCATAGTCACAGGCAATGTTCCAAACTTTAGGATGTCTAGTGGCTCTCCTCAGCATGTGTTCATAAACACAATGCAAAGCTTCGTGAACCAAGACACCTTTAAGTTCTTCCTCTGAAATCTCAGCCACGAAAGAAGGATTATAAAAGATATTCCTCCCATCAGTGGCTAGGGTTTCACACTTACTGGCTTCCACTTCAACAAGGTTAAGATGCAGAAGCATACTTGCCATACCTACATGACCCTTCATTAACTTGGCTCTAGCCTTAATGATTTTATCTAGCTCAGTCATCCTTAGACCCTCCAAAGGCTTTATCTAAGAAGCCTCCTTTAAGTCCACCTACTGCACCCGATAAATCCTTAGCCACTTTCTTTCGCTTGGATGTATCACCCCTAAGAGTGTCTACAGAATCTATGGTAGAAAATACCGACACTAGCTTTTGGTGAGCCTTGTTTATTGTAGGATCATTTCCCAAGATATCAGAGTTGATAGAGGGCAATACTTCTACTGCCTGTCTCAGCTTGTCAAAACTGCTCTTATTGAAAAAGCCTTTTTGCTTGTCATCAGGATCATACTCATCTAACTTTCCTGAAACATGATCTACTTGCTCTACTAGAGCCTCCACAGTCGTCTTAAAGACACTCTTAATATTGTTGTTAGCCCTATTAACAGCATCGTTCTCTATCTTCTCTCTCAGTTCACTAGAAACATTGAGTCGGATATCTTTTGACATCTGAGGCACTAGACCCAATTCAAAATCAAATTTGAATTTTCTCTCTAGGTCTTCAGTGTGAGGATAGTCATTTTCATTATAAGTATCCCCTAAGTTGGTCTTCGCACTTTCGACCATTTTAGGGTAATTCTTCATAAAGCTTCTGACCTCTGTATCCCATTCGATCTTAGCCCTATCCACCTGTTCCTGAAGACGAGGCAAATTACTGTTGGGGCAAAGTCTCCACCCCGATACAGTATGACCCTCATCATCAGTTGAGTTGTCAGACCATGCCACAGTCAAAGGATAATAAGAGTTGTTTCTAAACTGATTTAGAATACGTCTAAAATACTTATTAACATTCGTTCCGTAGATATGCTTTGACACATTGAGGAGTCTTGGGTCAACGACATCATTGTCATTGGCTAATCCCTCCCTTAAATACTTATCCACTTTCAATCCGCTTGGATGCTTCGCAGTGAGGCGAACCAAAGTCGTATTTTCAGCTAAAGTATTATTTATTGCTTTCTTATCATAATTTTTTCCTCCAAAATATTAGATAAATTACTGTTTCAAACTTTCGTTATCTTCAGGTGAGATACACATCTCACTACAGTAAAATGAGCAGAGGGTAGAAAACATATACCAGTAAATAATATTGTATTCTACCCCCGCCCAAGAACGGATTAAACCTCCAAGTCCTGATTGTCTACTTTAAATTTAGAGAAGGTCGCAGTATCCATCAATTCAGGTCTAGCCCCAATGACTGATCTGACAAAGAAAATCCCATACTCAGGAGTCGGAAATTTCTCGACATACTTCAGACTATTTTTAAAGAAAGAACCAACCTGTTTCTTGTTGGCTTCTTTGAGAATAGTGACCAATGCAACACAGGTCGCATACATCAATCCATTGTCATCTACCACCTCAACATCTTTACCACCCACAATTGCATCTAGGTCAGGCACTTTATCTTTAAGAGATAAGAAAGACGTAAATTCAATTGAAGCTTCCTCTCCCACATCTGTCTCTGAGATCATTTGAAGCAAATCTCTAGGTGGATCAGTTTTCAAAGTATCCGATAACCGAGTCCACGATCTAGGTGAGGGCTGAGGGGTAATAACTTTTGGATCAAAGACATTCAAATAATTTGGCATGGCTTGTATGAAAGCCATCACATCTAAGTGAACATCATTCTCCATAGCCCAGTTGATCCAGTCGTTAGTGTCATGCTCAAAGTTAATTAAGCTTGTCCTACCGATAACATGAGAAGGCAGTTTATTAGAGCCAGCCCTGTCGGTTGCCCTGTTAGAGGCACAGACTATCTTCCAACCTTCGGGAAGCTGATACTCTCCTAATCTTCTTTCATAGATCAATTGCCCCACCACAGCCTGAACCGAGGGGGAGCTTTGACCATATTCATCAAAGAACAATAAGCCTTCACCACTAATGGGAAGATTGCCTAAAAATGCTCTCCTTTGAACAAAAGAATCATCTACCTCTACAGGCACAGGAACACCACCTAAGTCAACACTCTCATACAGAGCCAACCTAAACGATATGCTTCCATACTCATTCTTTTTTGGGTTAATACAATCAGCAACAATCTTTCTATCACTGGCTAGATACTCAGTCAGTACATCAACCACTGCTGATTTACCGATTCCAGTTCCTCCAATTAAGAAAGGTGAGTTGCCACCTTTTATTACGGATTTCATAATCCGTAGTGCATCACTTGGTTTCATAATTTTCCTCCAATTATTTACAAGTTAGTTTGGGTTAATTCCCATTAATCACACTCGTTATAAATATGATTAAGGGGAGTTGAGCAGTTTAAAATCTTGCTCAGGATTAGAGGCTATTTAGACCCTCGCTCAAGGCATAGCTTTTGTACCTTGTTATGCAATGATTTATAAAGCCTAATTTCATCTACACATCTTGCAATATACTCTGATCCTGTTGCTTTACTGCTTTCGCTTATAAAGGAATCTAGGCTCTCTCTGATGACTGTTTCAAGAAGTGTTATCTCTTCATCAGTTAAAGAAGTATCTAGGCTCTCTCCCATATTTGAAAAAAAGGTCATCATTTGTTTATCAGTTAATTTATTCATGGTTATTAATCCTCCGTATTTGTTTTAATTACCAATACCCAACCTTGCGATTGGGTTTCATAGCATCTCAGCTAATCATCAGTTGGCTTAATGGCTTTAAGTTTATCCAGTAATGGCTCGAAGAATTTTAAGTCCTCAGCCCATCCCTCAGCCACCTGATAGTCCATATAGCTATTTTTTCTGATTGAACCATCTTTATTTTTGGTCACTAGTTTTTCTATGTTTGATACATAATATCTGCCATTTCTGACAGAACCCTCAACATAGTCTATTAGGTATTCCAGTTCTGCTTTATTTAGTCTCATCTTGCACCTCCTAACTGAATGGTCATTCCATCAGCGAAGGGAATAGAAGCATTAGAAACAATACCATCAACAAACCACTGATAATTATCTTGATAGATACTTAAATCGGTGAATTCGTTCATCCTTGCCTTTGTTGTGACTGTTAGCCATCCTCCGCTATCTAATACCACTCGATCAGGGTAATGAATCACCACCTCAGTTTTATGAAGCTTGATCCCAAAACCGCCATCTTCTCTGACTGTTAGATAGGTGTTATTGGCTAGTTTTCTCTTTCTAGTTTTAGCTAGTTCTTTTAGTTGTAAATAATTATTCATAATTTTAATCCTATATATTTGGCTTAATTACCAAGACCCAATCGTAAGACTGGGTTTCGCCTGAATCTCACAGGCTCATCAGTTGGTTTATTCATATATGAAAAGATGGCTTAGTTGTACTCGGTCAATTAGTTGTTCCAAATGCCTTAGTTCTAAATGCTCATCAACTAAATCAAGTGTTTGCTCACCTTTTGCTGATTCTATGAGAGTCATTAGATTCATTCTTTGGTCTAATAAAGCCTGTTCTACTTGCTCTATCTCATCACGATCTAATGTGATCGTGTAAGTCTCCTCAAGAACATCTTTCTCGTTTACCTTTACGTTTATTTGCATTGTTTTTCTCCTACAAAAAAAGGGTAGAGCCTAAGCACTACCCAAGTTGAACATTGATGAACATATAATTTCAGTGACATCATCTTCAGAAATACCATTCTCTTTGTGTATCTCTTGAACATAATCATCACTAAAACTCCAAGTTGTATTATAAAAGCCCGATTCACCTCTCACTATTAACGATGTCCTATCCTGATCCTCTTGGTTATATAGACACCAGTTATTGATTCCATATCGGCTATTAAATTGCTTGGTTAATATTGATTCTTTTTTCATATTTTTCTCCTAAAAATTAATTTATATAGCCCAATATAGACTACTGCAAGCATATTGCAAGCATAGTAATGGTTATCTTTAACTGGTAAATTATTATTTATGAACAAGCCACCCAAGAAGCCCGACCTAAAAGTCGTAAAGAAAGACCCCGAATTAACCATCAAACAACGATCCTTTGTGAATGAAATAGTCAGGGGTAAGTTAGGCAGTTACAAAGAAGCCTATGCAAAGGTCTACGATGTCCAATTAACCAAGACAGGAAAGATACCCAAGTGGGTCGAAGTAGAAGCCTCCAAGCTTGTTGCAAACCCTAAGATAGCAATAAGCATACAAAAGGCTATAGAGCGTAAAGAGAGCAGTTTGATAGCCTCTAGCCTACGAACGAAGAACTATGTTATAGATCAGCTATACAAAGAGAGCCAAAGCAGTGAGAGTGATGCAAGCAGAGTCAGAGCATTAGAGTTACTAGGCAAATCGGTAGCACTATTCTCAGACGTTGTAGAGACTAAGGAAGCTAGAGACACTAGCGACATAGAGCAAGACATAGAGGAACGTCTTACAAGGCTTCTAGATCAGTCTGAAGGGCAGAGCTAGGACCAAGCCTAGACCCGCATTACCCTACCCCCTTTTATATAGAGAACCCCCAACCACTCCAGACCCCCCACCCCCCTAAATATATTACAGTTACCTGACGATCATATATACATAGTGATTTGCACAGGATATGAGTAGTTTTTATGACCCCCCCCTATGTTTATTGCATTTTGCTAGCTTTGGTTGTATGGTATATGTAATTTCTATAGGAAAAGGCGTAGAGACTATATACCCCCCATAGGATTATTTCTAAATTTATGTTGATTTTTTTGTGAAGTCATGCAAAATGATATAATCCAGAGGTAGATATACCCTAATACTAGTAAGTATACACTTATTAAGTTTATACCTAATGGTCTTAGTAAGTTTTTATTTTAGTAAGTTATCTACTTATTGGGTATATACTTACTAAGTATGAATAAAAGTTTATTAAAACAGATTCAAAGTTTACCCAGTTCACAGCAACAAGAGTTCATTGGTTTGATTGATGAGTATGAGAAGTCAATCAACCGAGATAAGTGTAAAGATAGCTTTATGCACTTTGTTGGAGAGATGTGGGCTGCGTTTATTCACGGAAAACACCACGAGATAATGGCTGAGGCGTTTGAAAGAGTCGCTAAAGGCGAACTAAAGCGTTTGATTATCAATATGCCCCCTCGTCATACCAAGAGTGAGTTTGCTTCTTATCTATTGCCTGCATGGTTTTTAGGTAAATACCCCGACAAGAAGATTATTCAGACTGCACACACTGCCGAGTTAGCGGTTGGTTTTGGTAGGAAGGTTAGAAACCTAGTCAATAGCAAAGATTTTAAAGAGATATTTCCTGATGTTAGCTTGCAATCAGATAGCAAGGCAGCAGGAAGATGGAACACCAACAAAGGTGGAGAGTATTTTGCCATAGGGGTGGGTGGTGCGGTTACTGGTAAAGGTGCTGATCTGTTGGTGATTGATGATCCTCATTCAGAACAAGAGGGTGCAAGTGCCGACATCAATGTCTTTAATCGTACTTACGAATGGTACACTTCTGGTCCACGACAGCGTTTACAACCGAATGGTTCTATCGTTGTGGTTATGACAAGATGGCACAATAAAGACCTAACGGGTCAAGTGGTAGATGCCAGCATAAAGCGTGGCGGTGCAGATGAGTGGGAAGTTATTGAATTACCTGCCATTATGCCTTCAGGCAATCCTTTATGGGCAGAGTTTTGGAGCATGAAAGAACTCAATGCACTGAGATCAGAACTTCCGAATAGTAAATGGATGGCTCAGTATCAACAAGACCCTACTTCAGAAGAAGGGGCGTTGGTTAAAAGAGAATGGTGGCAGATATGGGAAGGCAGAGAGCCTCCTCAATGTGAGTTTGTTATCCAGTCATGGGACACAGCCTTTATGAAGAATCAAAGGGCTGACTATTCTGCTTGCACAACATGGGGTGTTTTTTACCAAGAAGATAAAGATGAGGGTAAGTTTGCACCGAATATTATCCTTTTAGATGCATACAAAGAAAGATTAGAGTTTCCAGAGCTAAAAGTAAAAGCAATGGAAAAATACACAGATTATAAGCCCGATGCTTTTATTGTAGAGGCAAAGGCTGCGGGTATGCCGTTGATCTTTGAATTGAGAGCAATGGGCATTCCAGTACAAGAGTACACACCTAGTAGAGGTAACGATAAGATATCAAGAGTCAATGCAGTGTCTGACTTGTTTGCTTCAGGGGTTGTGTGGTGTCCAGAGACTAGATGGGCTGAAGAAGTCGTAGAAGAGTTTGCTGGATTTCCAAATATGGAACACGATGATTTAGTTGATAGCAGTACGCAAGCTCTGTTAAGATACAGACAAGGTGGGTTTATCTCTTTGCAATCAGATGAAGAAGATGAGCCGTTAGAACATAATCGTATTGCAAATTATTATTAGGAGTTACTTTGGCTATTGAGAGACAACCTGCTACGCCTATTGAAGGTACAGTTGAGCAGGAACCACAAGATTTAGACATTATCATTGAGAACCCAGAGTCGGTAGAAATTGCTACTGATGATGGGGGCATGATTATTGATTTTGATCCCAATGCTCAAAGCGTTGGAGATGAGGACTTTAATTCTAATCTAGCAGAGTACATTGATGAAGATGAATTACAGAAACTGGGCAATGAGCTTATCAATGCTTACAGTGGAGACAAAGACTCAAGATCAGAGTGGGAAGAAACTTACACAAAAGGTCTTGATCAACTTGGATTAAAGATAGAAGAACGAACTGAGCCGTGGGCTGGTGCTTGCGGTGTGTTTCACCCGATGTTAAGTGAAGCAGTGATTCGTTTTCAATCACAATCTATTTCTGAAATGTTTCCAGCACAGGGTCCAGTAAGGACTAAGATTGTTGGCAAGATTACTGAAGATAAAGAAAAACAAGCGGAAAGAGTACAAGATTACTTAAATTATCTTCTTACTTATGAAATGACAGAGTATAGAACTGAAACAGAGAAGATGTTATTTTCTTTGCCTTTAGCAGGTTCTGCGTTTCGTAAAGTTTATTATGATCCTAGCTTAGGCAGACCCAGCTCTATATTTGTGCCAGCAGAAGAAGTTGTTGTTAATTATGGTGCAAGTGATTTAGAAACGTGCCAAAGAGCAACTCACTTAATGCGTAAGTCAACAAACGAAGTACGCAAAATGCAAGTCAGTGGTTTCTATAGAGACATAGAGTTGCCTGAATCAAATAGTAATTACTCAGATGTTGCCAAGAAATATGATGACATCACAGGTGAATCTCCTACATTCAATTACGATGATAGGCAAACAATCCTTGAGATGCAGGTTGATTTAGACCTAATTGGTTACGAAGACACAAATGATAGCGGAGAGCAAACAGGTATTGCTTTGCCTTATGTAGTCACAATGGACTACCCAAGCGGTATTGTTCTAAGCATTAGAAGAAATTATTACGAAGACGATCCAGCCAAACTAAGAAGAATGCACTTTGTTCACTATCAATACCTGCCTGGAATAGGATTCTATGGTTTTGGTTTGATACACATGGTAGGTGGATTGGCTAAATCTGCAACATCAATACTTAGACAATTGGTTGATGCAGGTACTTTATCTAATTTGCCTGGTGGATTAAAGGCTAGAGGGCTTAGAATTAAAGGAGATGATACTCCAATAATGCCTGGAGAGTTTAGAGATGTAGATGTTCCTGGTGGTGCAATACGAGACAATATTACCTTTTTACCCTACAAGGAGCCTTCAGGAACACTCTACCAACTTTTGCAGAACATTGTAGAAGAGGGTAGGCGTTTTGCTAGCATTTCAGATATGAAAATATCCGATATGAATAATCAAGCACCAGTTGGTACAACACTTGCTTTGCTTGAGCGAAACATGAAAGTAATGAGTGCAGTACAAGCAAGGCTCCATGCTTCTATGAGAAGAGAGTTTGAAATACTTGTAAACATCATTACAGACTTTACTGATCCAGCATATCCTTATGAAATGGATGAAGAAGAGTTTATTAAGGCAGAAGATTTTGATAAGAGAATAGATGTTCTTCCAGTCTCTGATCCCAATGCTTCTACAATGGCACAAAGGATTATGCAGTATCAAGCTGCAATGCAGTTGGCACAATCAGCCCCAGATATGTATAACCTAAAAGAACTACACAGACAGATGTTAGAAGTATTAGGAATAAGGAATGTAGAAGACATTGTTCCTATGGAAGAAGAAGTGCCACCTGTTGATCCAGTGACTGCGGTTCAGAACTTAATTAATGGCATTCCTGTTCAAGCGCATATGTCTCAAGATCACGAAGCGCATATACAAACAATTGTTTCTGCACAACAAAATCCAGAGATTATGGGATTGGTTGAGCAATCACCATCTGCCCCAGCTATTATGGCAGCAGCTTCTGCTTATATTAATGAGCATTTAACAATGCAATTTAGAAAAGAAGTTGAAATGGAAATGGGTGTTGAGTTGCCACCAGAGGGTGAACCATTGCCAGCAGATGTAGAAAAACGAATTTCTAGTCTTGTTGCGGAAGCAGCCAGACGAGTATCAGCAACCTCTCAAGCTCAAGCTGAACAAGAACGAATACAAGAGCAACAGCAAGACCCATTGATTCAAATGAAAGAAAGAGAGCTTGCAATTAAAGAAGGTGAGTTGCAACGTAAGGCTCAAAACGATCAAGGTAGGCTAGAACTCGATGCAATGAAGGCTAGTGCTAAT